ATCCTCATTTATATCCCGGTGATTAACCGGCCATTACCTCTATGCGAATAGCTTCATAATACCCTTAGAAATCCGGGGCATTATGGAGACTACTCCCTGAGCGATGGCAATTCCGCCATGGAATATGTCCGAGGCGTCCTTGATCCAATCTGAAGGCTTCTGGTCCTCATGCACCACCCTAATAGGATCTATATGGGTGACCATGTGGGACGTAGCGGCCAGCTCTATGGGCGAATGAGGGGCAGCTTTCGTAGCTTGTACGAGAGTGCCATTACCAGCAACACCGACAATCGTTTCGAAGTGGTGAATGACATCCACATCGACGACACTGGCGATCGAAGCCGGTCCCTCAACCCAAACCAACACCGACATCCAAGGCCCATTCTGTAGGGCCAAGGTTGGCGAAGTGTAGGTAAGGGTGGTAGTACCGTTGTACTTGAAGGCGGTCATATCAGTATATAATCCGTTAATCTTAACAACATCGTTGATAAGATCCGCTATAGGGACCCTTCGGTAGTACGGAGAGTACTCCATCGCCGCAATAGTGGTTGGGTAATTCCAGGTTGATCCTGTATAAGACTCTTCCACTAGGGCTACATGGACGTAACCAGAGGCATTAAGAGCAGACTGTCTCGTAGAGATAGCTATTCCATATGCCACTGTCCTGTATGCAGTGAAGGCCGCCTGAATGGCTCCTGCATTGGATACATTGTTTGCACCTCCATAGGAAGCTGGAATGGTCCAAGACCCCGAAGTAACGGGGGTCAAGGCCACATAAGCTCCCAACAACTCACCGCGGAAAACGAAACCAGCTCCACCCGTAGTGTTGGTAGACATCGCGTACTCATCTCTAGCGATGGTTGTACACGAAGGAGCTGTCGCGTCATCCGGGACTTTCACGCCCTCCGCGCCTTCTGAAAAGGCATCCATTTGCGCGTACGCAAACTGGGGAAGGTTTCGCTCAGTCTTGGAGTGAGTGGAAGGTACAGAAATTGGTCGCCCGCCATTGCGGGTAATCTCCAATTTTGGCCGCATCACCATTGCCGCCGGCTTTTGCTTTGGCGCAGGCTTTGCTTGCTTTTGGTTCTTGCTTTTCGTCATTGGTATTGGGTACCACAACGACGGAGCGGGACTGTTCATCTCAGAGCAACCTCCGAACAACCTTGAATCATATCTTTGAAACAAGGAAGTGGGACGGGCCGTGCAGTCTCTAGGCGTTTTGGTTAGCACTCTTAAGGAGTTTTGGCCGATCACGCTCTGAAATCCAATGGAAGCAGATGCTCCTGGAACGCTCCCAAGCAAGAGACCCCACCCAGCTGCACAGACCAAGGCTAGGATCGACTTCTTATCGGGATGATTACGCATCTCATAATGAAACGCGTCGAGTCTTTCCTCTGCTTGCACAGCGGGGGCGTCAGGGGACGAAAGCAGATTAAACAACTGCTTATCAACATTTACCGGGTAAGCGGTTCCACTAATGAAATGAGTCGAACAAAACTCAAAATCATCAATGGAAACCTCGTCAATTCTCGCTCGCTTTCCAAGGCGGCGATAGTACTCGACAGCTTTCCCTATTCTACGCTCAACACCATCATCTCCCATTGAAATAGCCCAAGCTTTCACTCGGGCCCAATAGGCAGACTGCCAATGGCTGAGGGTTTTGACGCGCGAATTGGTACTGGAGGTGTTGAACCAGCCCGAAGGCATGATTCCCGCCAACAGTTGTTGATACATACGCCCGTCCGACAGCACGAACACTTTGCGCATCATGCAGAAAACATGACCACGCAAAACCTGTTCGAAAACTAGTCCCTGGGCGTCTGCCAGCGATACTCGCATATCCACATCTGCGAGAGCATCCTGGTCTTGAAAGCACCAATCCCAAGCACTCACATCGACTTGATTGATATCAAAGTCTCGGGCGGCGGCGGTAACCTCGTTTTGGAGAACAACAAGGCTATCGTCGTCTAAACCCATGCCTGGCTTGGACGGTACATTTTCCCATGCATCAATCTCTGCTTGATTTTGCTCATGACAGAGAAGATACGCGATGACATTATCGATGATGGACAAACTAACGATTAAACGTTCTCTATGTTCCAACAACTTAGCCACCTTGTGGGGCTCGTTCTTGACGAATAACTTACTACAATCCACGAAGCCTCCTCGGACCAAGTCCATCGGAGATACTTCAGTGTTTGTATAGTCCAAACTCAAGAGCAAGTTGATACGCTCATAAACACATGCCTCGATCAAATCGAGCTCATAGTCTATCAAAGCGCCATTCGTGCTGTGCAAAAGCATCG